TCAGTGCTTGAACCCCTTGTGTTCGAGTTCGCTCACATGCTCGGCCAGCGCCTCGATGAGAGTGCGCGCCTGGTCGGAGATGCCGGGCAAACCGGCGCGCAGGAGGACCGCTTGCCCCTGACCCTGGCGCTGTGCGGGAACCTCCGGGGGGCGGGTGCGCCGGTCGATCCGGTCGGTCCACTCGGCGTGCACTGCGGGATCGAGGAAAAAGCCCGCTGGGACACCGAAAAAGCGTGCAAGTGCACCGATCACGCTGGCGCGCGGATCGGTCTTCTTCCCGTTCCGCAGCATCCACAGGTAGCTGTGAGACGAGTCCGCCGCACCGGCCTCTTTCAACACTTGCGCGACGTCGCGGTCGCTGTACGGCTTTCCGTTCTCCCGCTTGCACCTGTCGTACAGAAAGCTGAGCGCTTCCGCGAACGACACTTCGTTTGCCCCGGCCATGGTAGGCCCCCTTGTTTACGCACGTAAGCATTTTCAATGGTGTTCTACGTTTTTGGTTGACAAACGTTGACAGATCCACGTTATTGTCAGCCTGTCAGGCTGTCAACCAGCGGGAACACTCTCGAAAATCTGTTTACGCTCATTAACATTTGCTCGATCGGACCCGGGTTCAGCGTTGAATCCTGCCCGCTCGTACTGCGCTGCCAAAGATCCACATCGGATGGACTTTGCCAGGCGTTAACCCCCACTTGGGAGCACCTACGGTGAAAGAGAACACACCTAATTCGCTTGCGCTTGCCTCTGAACAGGACATAAGGGAGCCGCTCGACTCCTTCGCGCGGTTCGTCGGGACCCTGCGCCGGATCAAGGGCAAGCAGGCGAAGCTGACCCAGCAGCGCAAGGACGTCGAGACCGTCCTGAAGGCGGCGCTTCTCAGTGCCGGTGCCACGATCGGCACCGTGAACGGCGTGCCGGTCGTCTCCTACTCCAGCTCGACGCGGATCGCGCTCGACCAGACCCGCCTGAAGCGGGAGCACCCGGACGTGGTCGAGGAGTTCAGCGACATTTCGGAGGTGTGGACGTTCCGCCTTCTGACCGCGTGACCGTGGTCCCGTTCGCCGAGCTGGTGAAGCTGGCCAAGGCGACGATCGCCGAGGCAGCCACCGCCAGCTCGGCCGGGACGGGCGAGACCGCGGCGACCATCGCCGCCTTGCTGACGGCAGAGCCGCGGAACGAGGCTCCAGTGCTGGCGATCGTGACCGTCGTCGTGCGGGACGCTCTCGCCGACCCGATGCGCGAGACGTTCGCGAACAGGTGGCGTCCGTTGCTCCCGCCCTGGGTGCAGCCGCAACTCGTCGGCGCGACAGTGAACCGGCTCCGCGCGGCCGGGCTCCTGGTCCCCACCGGCCGTTACGTCCGTTCCACCGACACGGCAGGCCGCAATGGCGGAAAGCTTCAACCGGTCTACGCCCTGGACGCCGCTGCTCTGCACGACCGCCCGCCGACCGAACAGCCGACATCCGGCTGAAACCCGCCTACCTCAGCAGCCCGCGCGGCGAACCCGCCCGTCGGGCTTGCCGCCATGCCCACCTTCTGACGTGTAGGGATTCGACTCTTGGCGCGCGACCACGCCCGTATCAACCTGAGCATCTGGCATGACGAGGAGTTCATCAACCTTTCCCTCGCCGCAAAACTTCTTTATCTGCAACTGGTTTCACAGCCGCGACTGTCCTACGCGGGAGTGCTCGACCTGGCGGCCAAACGCTGGGCGCGACCGCACCCGGACCTCAGCCTGACCGAGATCCGCGCAGCACTGTCCGAATTGGACGCTGCACGGTTCGTGGTGATCGACCAGGAGACCGAGGAGCTGCTAGTCCGCTCGTTCATCCGGAATGACGAGCTGTTCAAGCAGCCCAACGTACTTCGTGGCGCACTGCGCGTTGCGTTCGACATCGAGTCTCCGATTCTGCGCGCCGCGCTTGCGACCGAGCTTCGGCGGCTGCCCGTCGATATCACCGGTCCGGCCCCCAGCGCGACGGCCGATGCCCTGGAGGCTGGAGCGCGCGAGATGCCGCCGGAGGTCAAGGCGGCGCTGAGCGTCCGCGGCTCGGCCCGCACGTCGTCGGCTCGCCCGAAGGCCGCGCCCGCGAAGGGTTCGGCCAAGCCTTCGCCCACGGGCCCGGGAGAAGGGAGTAGGGAGCGGGAGACCGGAGAAACATCTCTTCCGTTGCGTAGCAAGAAAGTGGGGTCTCCCGCGCGCGCCGCGCGAGATGCCAGCTCACCCGAACGCGCGCAAGGTGAAACCGGTCACGACCCAGATCGTTCGGAGCGGCAGTTGCGCCGGGAGGAGGCTGAGCGCCTGGTGGACTTCTACGCCGAGTCGCTGCCTGCCCGAGTGCGCGCGCAGCTGGTGGCCGAAGTGATTCCCCTTCTGCGGGAAGGCATTTCGTCCGCCGTCGTGGGTTCGGGACTGGCGGCCTGGTCGTCCAAGACGCTGCCGGTCAGCTTCCTGGCCATGCTGGTGGGCGAGCGGATGCGCGCGGCCCGCGTCGCGGGCACCGACACGAAAAAGAGGGCTCGGGACGCCGAGATGGTGGAACGGTTCGAGGGCCTGCGCGCCTCTGCGATCGCCGAAGACGAACAGCACGGCGTCGGGCTGGCCGTCCGGCAGGCTCGGCCTCAGCACGCCGATGCCGAGCAGCTAACCGCGATCCTGGACAACGCCCTGACCTCGACAGCAAGCGAGCTGGCGGCATGACGACCATGATCTACCCCGTCATGAGCCGCAGCGACATGCGCGGCCTGCTGATGCGCCACACCGAAGCGCACGTGACCGATGCGTTGGTGACGTCGTGGCTGTCCAGCCTGGCCGGGTACAGCCTGGCCGAGTGCCACGCAGCAATGACCGCGATGGGCACCAGCGCCCGGCGAGCAACACCGTCCGACATCGCCGGAAGCTGCGACGCGGCGCGCGACCGAGCCGCAGCGCCCGGCCCGGAAACGCCGGCCTTTTCTGCACCGGCGGGAGCCTTGCCCCGGCCACGTCGCACCGCGAACGACCGCGACTACCACCGGCAAGCCGGAATGCGCGGCATCCGCGCGGCCTACGAACTGATGGGTTGGAAGCGCAACGCCGACCACGACCTTGCCCGCAGCGTGGCGTGCCCGTTCTGCAAGGCCAAGGCATGGGTCGTCTGCGGACCGCTGTCCCGCAACCGCGCCGGACAACTGGAGCCGCGGGACAAGCTCACTCGAATGCATCCGTCCCGCCTGGAGCGCGCCCGCGCAGAAGCCGCACGCCAGACAGCCAGCACTCAGCAGGACGCGAAGGAGAACACTCGATGACGACCCGCACCGACGAGGACTCAGAGGTTCGGTGCCTGCTCGGCTGCCGCACGCGCACCGGCGAGGCGTTCCGCGCCCAGCACGGCTACCGCACGTGCGATCCGTGCGCGGACGAACTGCGCGCCGACATCCAGGAACTGGCCCGCCTGTACCCGGAGCTGATCCGGGCCGCCGTACCGGGCGGCAACTCGGCCGGCGGGCGCGTATCGCCGGGCTACGGCCCCCGCTCACCGGCCCGGGACGCCGTGCTGGCCCTGACCGATCGCCGGACCCGCGCTGAGGACGAGGGAGACCCGCACTCGGTGCTGGAGATCCTCTCGAGCTGGGCCGACAACGTCCGCAAGGACACCGGCCACGGCCTGCCGGACGCAACCGCGCGACGCGAGGGGCAGCTGCTGGTCAGCTGGCTGGACTTCACCGCTCACCAGCCGTGGGCGGGCAAGCTGGACACCTCGCTGGAGCAGTTGCGCGAGGAGATCGCCGAGCAGCTCGGCCTGTCGACGCGCACCGTGCGCGGGGAATCCGCGTTCCTGGTCGAATGGTTCGACTACATCACCCGGCAATACTGGGTCGGCGACTTCGCCGACGAGGTGCGGACGCTGCTCGCGTCGGTGCGCACGGCGACCGGGACGGCCGAGTCAAGCCTGCCCGTCGGCACCTGCCCAGCCCCGGACGAGACGACCGGGCAGCCGTGCGGAACCCGCTTGCGCGTGCGCGCCGACGCGGACCGGATCATCTGTCCGCGATGCCGCACCCGGTGGCCGCGCGATCGATGGGACGAACTGAGCGACGCGCAAGGCACTCCGGTATCGGACGTCGCGGCGCTCTCGGCCTGGCTGACCGTCCCGGCCGGAACCCTTCGGCGCTGGCGCAGCGAGGACGGCTGGACCAATCACGGGTCACGGCGACGGCCGTTGTACGAGCGGAACGCGGTGTTGGAGTCCTGGCAACGTCGACGCGGCGCGCTTCTGGCCGGTTGAGAGGGTGCGGGACCGGCGACCGCCCCGAAGGGTGGCTAGAACCCGCCGGTCCCGCGTGCTCCACCGTGATCAAACGGAAGGGCACCGCCAGTATATGGGGCGGGTCACACAAGCCCCAAGACGCTTCCCATTGTCGTGAACTTCAGATAGTATTGTTCTTGTTGGGAACGGACCTAGAACCCCGCTCCCAGCGGACACGCACCGTGATCAGAATCGGAAGGAAAAACGTTGCACGACAACATGATTGAGTGGTGGGTCCTCTACCGCTTCGCCGCGCTGGGCAACTTTCTGGACGGCTACCCCGAGGGCACGCTGCCCCGCGTCCCCGCCGACGACGCGCCCTCGCTGTGGGAACCGACGATTGTCCGGCTGATGGCGAATTTCGCCACGGACGACGAACCGTGCGCACTGTGCTGGGAGCGAAAGCAGGAAACGTGCCCCGGGATGAAGCTGCACGTTGCGATCGAGCGCGACCGGGCCGAACTGGAGGCCGGTGCGCTGGTGTCCACGGCCGTCGTCGCGCTTCCCGCCGGACTGGGCTGGGATGTCGCCATGCTCGCGGTCAAGCGCATGATCGCTGACCGGAAGGTCATCCCCCAGCAGTAGCCGGACCCCTGCCCGCGCGGGGCGGCGGAACTCGTTTCGCCGCCCCGCTTTTCCAGACTTCGCCCGACAATACGCCGGGCAAGGTCTCCGGCCGTCGGGCCCGAATCTTTGCCCGAAGGGAACTCGCGCCATGATCGACCACAATGGACAGACAGGCGGCACGCGCGTATGGGCCGTCTACTGCCTGACCGCTCCGCCCAGTGCGCACGTCCTCGTGCTCTACACCATTCCGGACCGCATTGCCGACAATGAGCCGTGCCGCTGGTGCGTCCGGCTCGGAATCGGGGGCCCGTGCCCCGGAGGCCGTGCGCACGCCTTGGCGCACCACGCGCGCCTGAGCCTGCTCACGCGCTTTGAGCCGCTGAAGGTCGACGTTTTCGAGCTGCCCCCGCACGAATCGGTCCGATCCTGCGCAACCAACCTGTATCGGCAGATCCTCGAACGGGCCGAGCGCACCGGCCCCGCGACGGCGGAGGAGTAGAAAACAGCCCTACGCCGCAACCCATCCAGTGGTGACCCGTCCGGGAACGTGGGGCGGGTCACCACTGGACCCCCTTCCCTGTGTCGCTAAGTTCGGATAGTATTTTTCTTGTCGGGAACGGACCTAGAACCCCGCTCCCGACACCACAACCCACCGTGATCAACCGAAAGGATCACCACCGTGGCTACCAATGCCAACATCACCGAGCGAGTCCAGAAGCTGCTGGCCAAGGCCGAAGACTCGGCCGCCACGCCGGAGGAAGCGCAGATCTTCGCGGCGAAGGCCGCCGAGCTGATCGCCAAGCACAACCTCGACGCGGCCACCGTCCGCCACCGCGAGGGCAAGCGTCCGGAACAGATCCGGTTGCTTGAGTTCGAGGTCTCCGGCCAGGGCTGGCACGGCAAGGCGCGCGCCTCGCTGGTCTACTCGGTGGCCGAGGCGCACGGCTGCTCCGTGTGCACCATGGGAAACCTGATGAACGGCAAGCCGCGCTGGGTGCTGATCATGGGCCCGGCCGCGACGCTCAAGGCGCTTGAGCTGCTGCTGCCCTCGATCCTGCTTCAGGCCGAGACTCAGGGCATGGCCGCCGCCCGTGCGCACATGGATGAGCGGAAGGGCAAGTTCGACACCCCTGCCAACGCCAACATTGAGCGCCGCACGTTCTTCCGGTCCTACCTGCCCGCCTACGGTGCGGGCGTGGCGGAGAAGATCGTCCGGTCGCGCGAAGCCATGGCGGAGAAGGTCAAGGGCAAGGCCGGGGAACTGGTCCTGGTCACCGACGCCGAACGCACTAAGGCGGCGTTCGAGAAGCGTTACCCTGACCTGAAGTTCGGCCGCGAGGACAAGCACAACATTGCCGGGGCGGTAGCTGGCCGCCGCGACGGACGGAACGCCGACACCGGGCAGGCCAAGGTCGGCAAGGACAGCCGGACCGCCGTCGAAAACTAGTCGGTGATCCGCTGCCCCGGTTCCAGACAGGAACCGGGGCAGCGGACTATTCTCGCCACCGGCATGAGAACGCGTCGAGACGGAAACGGGGGAGCACTGTGATACCGGCGGGCCGCACGCTGATCACTCAAGAGGACATTGCCGCCCTGCACGGCATGAGCCTGCGCACCGCGCAACGTGCCAACCCCGCCCCGTGGGAACGGCCGGGACATCCGGCACCGGTGAATCCGGCGCGGGGCAAGACGCACCGCAAGCTGTGGGACGAGGCGCAGGCAGCCGCGTTCGCGCGCGGGGAGCCTGTGCCCGAGCTGCCCGCGCTCGGCAATCCTCGAGATCTGCTCGACCGGCCGGAGGCCGCGCAAGAGGCGGGCATGAGCACCGCCACCTGGACGCGGTATGAAAGCATGGAACGGCAACGGACCCGCACCGAAGGGGAACGCCCGCTGGTGCCCCCGGCCGACCGGGAATTCGGTGGCGTGCCGTTCTGGTACCGCGCCACAGTCGAGGCATACCGTGCCAGCCGGGCCGATCCCGAGCGAAAGCGCGGCGGCGGACGTCCGGCCGGAAGCACCGAAAGCGTTCCCCGCACAGAGCTGTCCGCGCGCGTGGCCGAGCTGCTGAACGAACAGACCGACGACGGAAAACCACTGTCCACTCCGGACATCGCTCAGCGTCTCGGCATCAACTACCGGACCGCGCTACGGCACGTCACTGCCGCCCGCGAACAGAACCCGGTTGCGCCTGACCAGGACCGAACGCTAGATTGATCATGTTGGATACGTGTATTTGCACGGCAGTCCCCTACACTTTCGGTTGAGAGCCCCGGTTACCCCCTCCCCCTCGGTAACCGGGGCTCTCCCGTATCCGCCTCCCGCACGCGCGCGGTCTCCGTTCGACGCTGGCGAGGCGGTGAACCCTGCCCGCTTGGTTCGGCAGCGACCGCGCCGCCCGGCTTCCCCCCGACTGGCCGCGCAGGCGTGCCCGCGTCCTGCGCCGCGACCCCATCTGTCAGGTATGCCAGCTGGCGCCCGCGACCGAGGTAGACCACATCAACCCTGGCGACGACCATTCAGACGCGAACCTGCAAGGGATCTGCGGACCGTGCCACGCCACCAAGAGCGGTCGCGAAGGCGGCCGGGCCGCTGCCTCCCGACGCCCGTCCGCGCGTCGGCCCGCCGATCCGCACCCCGGACTGATCGAGAGGTGAACACGTGCGCATCCTGCTGCTGCGCTCACTTGGCGGACATCCCGCCCGCACCGTCATAGACCACGACCACGCGGCCGCCGAGTGGCTGCTGTCCACCGGCTTGGCCGTCGCCGCGCCTGACGCGCAGGCCGAGCCGACCGGCCCGGCGAGGGTCGAGCCCGAGACGACCACTCACGATGACGCCGTGACCAGCCCGACCACGCGCAGCAACCGCCAGTCATCACGCACCGCCACCCCTGGGGGGTGACCCCTCGCCGCCCCGGACGCCGCACCGGTTAGGCATAGCACCTCGCGGTCTGTACGAAACTCCGGCGATTTCGCCACCCCGGTCCGTTGCCGGCCGTGGCGGTCCGGCCGCGCCACCTCTGACCTGCTGGGAGGTGACGCCGCTCTGGCCGCCACCTCACCCCGTCCCCGGACCAAGGATGCCCGCGAACCCGACTTCCGCCCGCTCATCAGCGTTCCCCGCCTCGACCAGCTCTCTGCCCGCACGCTCGCCCGCCGATGCCGCGGAGCTGCCCCCGCCGGGCGGACCGCACGCTGACCCGGCCGTCCCTCTGCTGGTCGCCCCCTGCTCATGGCACGCGGCCCAGTACGCCGTGCTGCGCTGGCACTACTCGCAGAAGATGCCGCGAAGCAAGATCGCTCCCTTCGGAGTCTGGGAACACGGCGAGTTCTCCGGCGTCGTCATGTTCGGCCGATCCGCCACCGCCGCGCTCGGCCACCCCTACGGCCTGGACCAGACCGAGTGCGTCGAGCTGCTGCGCGTCGCACTGCGACCGCACGAGCACCCGGTGACTCAGATGGTCGCGGCCAGCCTGCGCCAGCTCCGCGCCGCCTGCCCCGGCCTGCGGCTGATCGTGTCCTACGCCGACACCGCCCAAGGCCACCGCGGCGGGATCTACCAGGCCGGGAACTGGATCTACACCGGCACCACCAGCGCCGCGAACGTCTCCTACGTCGTTCACGGGCAGCTGGTGCACGGCCGGACGCTGCGCCACCTGGCGGTCCACAGGCCGGCGGGCGAGACCGCCGAGGAGTTCGTGCGGCGCACCCTGGACCCGCACGTGCGCCGGGTCTCCGAAGCCGCGGTAAAGCACCGCTACCTGTACCCACTCGACCGCGCGATGCGCCGCCAGGTCGCCCCGCTGGCGAAGCCGTATCCGGCTGCCGCCTGATTCGAGGGGGTGACCGTTGGCGATCACCGGACGGCCGCCCTCGGCCAACTCGCGCAACCGCAACCCCAAGGCTTACGACTGGACGACCGTCGAGGCGGTCCCGTTCGACGGCGAGTCACCGGAGCTGCCGCGCAACGGCCGCAAGAAGTGGCATCCGGAAACCCTCGCGTGGTGGGACGCGGTCCGGCACATGCCGCACTGCCGCCTCTGGACCGACACCGACTGGCGTTTCGCGATGGAAACCGCGGTGCTGGTCGACGCGTTCTGGCGCGGAGAGGCCAACCGCGCCGCCGAGCTTCGGCTGCGCGCGGCCAAACTCGGCCTCACCCACGAGGACCGGCTGAAGCTGCGCATCCGCTACACGAGTCCGGACGGGGACGCCGACGCTCCGCCAGTTCCGGACGCGGCCGCGGTGACCCGGCTCGACGAGCGCCGCCGGAGGCTGTCCGGTGGCGCGTGAGCTGGTCTACGCCCCCGGTCACGACCGGGCCCGCTCGCTGGGCTGGCTCGGCTCAGCCTGGGTCGAGCACTTCACCGTGCACGGCCCCGGCGACGTCCAGGGCGACGACGTCGACCTGGACGACGAGTTCGCCGGGTTCCTGGTCGACGCCTACGCCCTCGACGGCCACGGCCGCCGCCAGTACAGCCGGGCCGTGCTCTCCCGAGCGAAAGGCCGCGCCAAGTCGGAGATCGCGGGATTCGTCGGGCTGTTCGAGGCGTTCGGCCCGTGCCGGTTCTGCGGATGGGCCACCGGCGGCGAGACCTACCGGTGGCGGGACTTCACCTACACCTACGAGCCCGGCGAACCCATGGGCCAGCAGCTCACGTATCCGTACATCCGTTGCCTGGCAACGGAAGAGAGCCAGACCGGCAACACCTACGACGTCATTCACTACAACCTCACCGAAGGCCCGCTCGGCGAGGATCTGCCGAAGGACGCCGCCGGGCTGACCCGGGTCCTGCTGCCCGGCGGCGGGGAAATCGTCCCGTCCACCGCCAGCTCTTCGGCGAAGGACGGCGGCAAGGAATCGCTGGCGATCTTTGACGAACCGCACCTGTACATCACGCCCGAGCTGCGGCGGATGTTCAAGACGGTGGATCGGAACCTGCGCAAGCGCAAGGCCGCTCAGCCGTGGGGGCTGCTGACGTCCACGATGTACCAGGCCGGGGAAGACTCGATCCTGGAGGCGCTCGACCGGCAAGCGAAAGCCATCCGTGAGGGCCGCACCCGCTCGGCCCGGCTGCTGTGGGACCACCGCGAAGCCCCGGCCGACGTCGAGCTGACCGACCTGGACGCGATGGTGGCGGCGTTGAGGGAGGTTTACGGTCCGGCAGCGGACTGGATGGACCTGCCCGGCATTGTCGAGAACGAGTTCTGGGATCTGACCAAAGCGCCGGAGGAATCCCGCCGGTACTTCTTCAACCAGCGCTCCTCGGCCGCCACCGCGTGGACCACCGCGCCGGAGTGGACGGCTTGCCACGATCCCGAGCGGCCCCCGCTGCTCGACGGCGACACGGTGGTCATGTTCTTTGACGGCAGCAAGAACGACGACGCCACCGGCCTGGTAGCCGTGCGGATGTCCGACGGGCACGCCGCCGTCCTGCACTGTCAGGAGAAGCCCGAAGGCCCCGCCGGTGCCGGCTGGGAAGTCGAGCGGGCGGCCGCCGACCTGGCGGTGCGCACCGCGTTCGACCGGTTCGACGTGGTCGGGTTCTTCGCTGACGTCCGCGAGTTCGAGTCCTACGTGGACGCGTGGGCGTTCGAGTTCGGGGACCGGCTGCTGGTCGACGCGACCCCCGGGCGCAGCCGCTCGGCCGTCGCGTTCGACATGCGTGCCAAGGTCCCGGAGTTCGTCCCGGCCGTGGAACGCACGCTGGCCGAGATCAAGCAGAAGGCCCTGACCCACGACGGGGACTCGCGGCTCACCCGGCACGTGCTCAACGCCCGCCGCCAGCCGACCCGCTACGGAGTACTCATCCGGAAAGAGGCGCGGGACTCGCCACACAAGATCGACCTTGCCGTGTGCCTGATCGGCGCACGGCACGTCCGCCGACTAGTACTCGCGTCTCCCGAGTGGACTCGACGCGGAAGGCGCCGCACCGGTCGGCTGCGTGTATTCACGTGACGAGTCTTCCGGAATATTACCCTTGTAAGAAACGGAAAACCATATGAGCAGGAGCGAGAGAGGGTAGAAAGCTCCGAGCGCATTAATCGCAAGATTGGTCCACAGTGCAGTCCAGGCAAGCGGTCGTGCCACTGAATCCCCGGCTTGCAGCCAGGCAAAACCGAATGCAATTACCCCCAGGCTGACGCATATTCCAAGCGTCACAAAGAATCCGGCACCCTGCACGGCAACGAGAAAGAATACCCAAGCCGCCTGCGCAGCGGAACTCTGAATTGGAACCGTGGGCGCGGCACTTAGATTGAAGAGCATCCCGGCAATCACTGCGGCACCGATGAACAAGGCCAGATGGCGCGGCTCGGCGGACCATGACGTCACTGGTGTCAGCTTATCCGCAGCACGAGAAAGGCCAAGATAGTCTCCGACATATCCAGCTATGTCGATCGGCGACGTGATCCTGGCACCCGCCGCGAAGCCTATCCAGATAGTAGAACAAATTCCCACGATCACAGAAAATACCTTCTGCAAGATATTTTCGCTGACGGTCTTCGCCGCGAGCGTTTCAGCGATTCCCACAGACCCCCCTCAAGGTCGAAACGTGCACCACATTGTAGCCAAAGCATGTGGTGAAGGGAGGTGGTCGTGACCCTGCTGCCTTCTCAGGCTTCGGATATCGCTCACCGGATTGAGGCTGTCTGGCCAGACCAGGCCCGCAACGACCGGATTCACCGCTACGTCCAGGGTGATCACGATCTGCCGTTCGCACCCCGCTCGGCCCGCCGGGCGTACCGCTGGCTGCTCGACCGGTCCCGCACGAACTGGTGCCGCCTGCTGATGCAACTCCTCGCGCAAAACCTGTTCGTGGACGGCTACCGCGCGCTCGGCGACGACCAGGCCGACGAACCACTCGGCTGGACGCACTGGAACCAAAACGGCATGGCCCGCCGCCAGGCCGCGGTGCACCGCGCCACGCTGAAGTACGGCTGGGCGTACACCACGGTTCTACCCGGCGACACGGCCCCGGTCATCCGGGGCGTGTCCCCGCGCAACATGACCGCCGTCTACGCCGACGACGCGGACCCGTGGCCGATCTACGCCCTGCACCGGAAGACGTCCTGGACCCCGGAGGGACCGCGCCAGGTCTACCGGCTGTTCGACGACCAGGCGGTCTACACCCTGTCCGAAGACGAGCCCGGCCGTGGGCCGTCCTACCTCGACCACGCGGAACACGGACTTGGCATCTGCCCGGTAGTCCGGTTCCTCGATGAAGAGGACCTGGACGCCGACAGCCCCGGCGTGGTCGCCCCGGTCCTCGACATCCAGGACCGGCTGAACTACCAGACGTTCCTGCTCATGACCACCGGCGAGCACGGCGCGCACCGGCAGCGCTGGGCCGCCGGGCTGGAGCTGGACGACGACGAGGAACCGCCGATCGGCCCGGATCGGCTGCTGCACTCCGATTCGCCCGAGACGCGTTTCGGCACGTTCGACTCCACCGACATGTCCGGCTACGTCGCCGTGCTGGAGCAGATTCTGCGGCACCTCGCCGCGATCACTCAGACCCCCGCGTGGGCGCTGCACGGTTCGCTGTCCAACCTCGCGGCCGACACGATCGCCGCCGCCGACGCCGGACTGCAACGTCGGGTCGGCGAGCGGAAGACCTCCTACGGCGAGTCGTGGCAGCAGACGCTGCGGCTGTCCTGCCTCGCGGCCGGGGACGAGGCCGGATGGCTCGACACGACCTCGGTCGCGCGCTGGCGCGACACCTCGACCAGTCCGCTGTCGGCCGTCGTGGACGCCTGGGGGAAGGCCGTGCAGATGCTCGACGTGCCCGCACGCGCAGCCTGGGAACGCCTGCCCGGAGTCACCGACCAGGACGTGCGCCGCTGGGAGCAGATGCCTCAGTCGGTCGACGGGCACGCTCTGCTGGCCGACACCTTGGCCCGCGCCACCGCCGACCCGAACGGGCGGTGAAGCCATGGCCAGCACCAGGGCCGGACGCGCGGTCACCACCGCGCACCGGCTTGCCCAAGGTCGTCTCTCCGCGCGGGTCGTGGCCGAAGTCCTCGCCGTCTGGCGGTCGCTGGACCCGCTGCGACTGACCGATGCCGGGTGGGCCGGGCAAATCCTGTCCGTGTTGGCGCGGCACCGCGACGACTCGGCCGAGCTGGCGGCGGCCTACTACCGCGAGTTCCGGCGGGCCGAGGTCCCCGCGGCTGCGGCGTTCACGCCGCGCGCCCGTCCGGCCGGCACGTCAGCGCCGTGGCGAGACCGCGCGCTGACTTCGCTGCGGGTCACCGGCACTCGCACGGTGGTCCGGCTCGTCTTCGGCGGCTGGGACCCCGCGCGTGCGCTGGACCGGGCCGGGCCGGGTGTCGCTGCGGCCAGCTCTCGCCACGTACTCGAGGCGGGCCGTGCGACCGTTCGGACCGCAGTGCGGGACGACCGGGCAGCACGGGGCTGGATGCGCGTCACCGACGAAAACCCGTGCGCGTTCTGCGCGATGCTCGCCAGTCGGGGAGCCATCGGCAAAGCCGTGCTCTACCGCTCCGAACGATCCGCCACGACCGCAGCCGCGACCGGGGAGGAGTACCACGACGGTTGCAACTGCCAGGCCGAACCCGTCTTCGGCCCCGTCGTGCTCCCCGAAGCGTCCCAACGGTTCGCCGCACTGTGGGAGACCGCGACAGCAGGTCTGTCCGGCAAGGACGCCCGCAACGCTTTCCGCCGCGCTCACGCCGTCGCCCGTCGCGGCTGAGCGCCATCAGACCGGCCACCCGCCCGGATTCCCACGACAGCCCGAAAACAGCCGTCTCCCCGCTGTCGCGCATGAGGAAACCGGGCGGGTGGCCTTCCACCCTGCCCTGCTCACCGACCCTTTGGAGTACTCGCAATGCCCGAAGCCCCTGCCGCCGAGCCAGCCCAGGCCGCCGCCGTTCCCGCCGACCCGGCAACCCCGGTGCCGCCGGTTGCCGCGCAACCGGAACCGGCGGCCGAGCCGCCCGCCGAGCCTGCCGAGCTGGCGACGCTGCGCGAACAGGCCGAGCAGCTGACCGAGCAGGCCGCCGCCGCGAAGCAGCGCGCCGAAGCCGCGGAACTCGACCTGGCCCGGCTGACCGTCATCCGGACGGCACAGCTGCCGGACGCGCTCGCCGCCCGGCTCAACGGCGCGACGGCCGAAGAGCTTACGGCCGACGCCGCCGAGCTGGCCGGGGTCATCTCGGCATTGGTCACGACTGCCGCACCGCCTGCCCGCACCGCCACCGGGCGGCCTCCGGTGGAAGCACTGCGCCCGGCGGCCAGCGCTCCGGCCGAACCGGTCGAGGACACACCCGAGCAGATCAGCCGCCTGGTCTGGGGCAAGTAGCCCACCCCGTTCCCGCCCGCCTTCCAACCTCAGGAGAACAGCACCCGCCTATGGCCAACAAGTTCCTCACGCCCAAGCAGATCGCGTCCGCCTCGATCGCGGCACTCACCCAGCAGACCGTGCTGGCCGGTACCGCGTGGCGCGACGCCGAAGCCGATTTCACCGGCAAGCAGGGCGACACCGTCACCGTCCGGACTGACACCGTCGTCGGCCCGGCTCGCACGTTCAACCGGTCCGAGAACAAGCCCATCGTGATCGACGACGCCGAGGAAAAGTCGGTGGACGTCAAGCTGGATACCTACCTGTACAAGGGAATCAACCTTCCCGACGAGCAGTTGACCTTGCAGGTCAAGGACTTCACCAAGCAGGTTGCCACTCCGCAGGCCAAGAGCGTGGCTATCGGGGTGGAAAGCATGGTCGCCGGGCAGATGAACGCCCTGTCCTCGACCATCACCGTCAAGGCCGACGGGACTGACCTGCACACCCAGCTCATTCACGCCCGCGCGCTGCTGAACAAGGCGGGCGTGCCGTTCGATCAGCGCTGGTTCGCCGTGTCGTCCGAGCTGGAATCGATGCTGCTCAACGACCCGCAGAAACGGCTGGTCCCGGTGGACGCGTCCGGCTCGCCGCAGGCACTGCGCGACGCGATCATCGGCCGCCTGTACGGGTTCACCGTCTTGCCGAGCAACTACCTGGCGGACGGCTCCGGCGTCGCTTACCACACCACGGCGTTCCCGCTGGTGACTCGGGCGCTGGAGGTTCCGGCCGGAGCGACGTTCGGCCAAGCGACGACCTACGGCGGGTTCGCCATGCGCCTGGTCCGCGATTACGACCCGGGGTACCAGCAGGACCGGTCCGTGGTCTCGACGCTGGCCGGAGCCAGCACCACGACCGATGACGGCTCGGTCAAGCGCGCCGTGCGATTCACCACCGCGCCTGCCGCGTGACCGAACCCGCGGAGCCGGAACCCCTGGCGACTCTCGCGCAGCTCAAAGCCCGGCCAGGGGTCAACCTCACCACTCCCGACGCGGAGGCCCGCGCTCTGACCGCGCTGGTCGACGCGTCGAACCTGGTGCGCGCCGAGCTGCCGCCCGCGCTGCTCACACCGACCGTCCCGCCCGCCGTCGTGACCATCGTGTGCCAGGCGGCGGGCCGAGCAGTGCGCAACCCCGAGGGCTACAGCTCCGAAACCGCAGGCCAGTACACCTACCGCTACGGCGACGACGCCACCTCTGGGGTTTACCTCACCGACCACGACCACAAGGTTCTGCGACGGCTGGCCCGCCGCAGCGGCCTGCGTTCCGTCCGGACGCCCTATGCGGCCGAGCCGGACGACGGCGGCCCGTACACGCTGCCGGTCCCCGGGCCGGACGGCCAACTGGCCGAGCCGTTCCCATGGGAGGAGCCGCCGCCCTGAACCTGCCGCACCAACTCACCGTCATCAGCCCTCGCGAAACCCCCGACGCCTACGACAACCCGACCCCGGCGCTCGACTACGGCCCGGACGCGCCACGGCGTCCCGTCGCCGGCCTTTTGCTGCCGCGCGACACCGCCCGCACCGGCGGCACCGAACCGTCCCCGGGACGGGTTGCGGTCACCGGGGCCTGGTGGCTGCTGACCGCCGAGCCGATCCACGCGCGCGAGCGCATCACCTACGACGGCCGCACGTTCATGGTGGAAGGAGAACCCGCCCGGTTCGAGCCCCGGCCGGGTTTCCTCCACTACGAAACCGTTCTGACTCATACGGAGGGCTGAGCCCTGGCGCTGCCAAGCATTTTCGGAATCACGATCGATTCGGACGGCGCGCGGGAGCTGCTGAACTCACCGGAAGTCGCCGAGGCCGTGCGCGCGGCTGCACGACAGGTGGCCGATACCGCCAGCGCGCAGGGCCACCGCGTCACCAGCGGTGAAGCGCTTCCGGTGGAGGTCATCACCGAGGCCGCCACCGACCGGACTTCAGCCACCGTCGCCATCCGGCATCCGGCTGGTGTCGGCATGGAAGCGCGCTACGGGCTGCTCAAGCGCGCGGCTGAGGCGAACGGGTTCGAGGTCACCGGATTGGGTGAAGGTGAGAACGAATAGTCAGACACGGACTTACCTTCTGGAACCTCGGTGACTGGCAGGTCGTGCAGGCCGACTATCCGGAGCGTCCTGCTCACATCACGCCTGGCGAGGACATCAAATCGGGTATGGAGCGCAGCACAACGGTCCCGCGTCTCGATAAGCAGCCGCAGACCGGCAACAGCGCAGAACCTCAACCCGGTCAGATCCAGTACAAGGTGCAACGGCTGCACTGCGAGTACGTCTCCAACGCAAGTTGCCATCTTGAGCTGCGTTGAAAGATCAAGCTCGCCACGAGCGGACACCCGCCATGCGCCGGGGGTTACCTCTCCGGACGTGAGGGCTAGCGTATCCAACTCAATCACCGCTTCCGTGTCTCGCCTAGTGATGTAGCCGCCTGATTGACCTCCACACAGTCCTACGCCCAGGAATACCCTGCAACCCCGCTGGTCAACCGAGGTGACATTGTCATGTCAAATGTCACAGCTCTAAAGAGAGGCGCGTAAGCCCCTGTTCCCACCGATTCCGCTCGACGTAGCCGAACTGGTTGTCCGACAGTTGCGCAGTCTGCTCATGACCGTGGCTGATCCGGCTGTCAAAGGCGTGAAGGTCTCGACCGAGACCGGCCGTGGACACGACGGAGGCCCGCCGTCGATTCCATGGCTGCTCGTTGCCGAGGACGGGCACCGGTGGGATTGGCCTGCTGTGCAGCGTGCCGTGATCCGGCTGAACTGCTGGCACTGCGACATCCACAGCGCCAAGCGGCTTGCCGGTATCGCGTTGGGTCTGCTGTGCGCACCGCAGCCGACTGGAGCGCTGCTGCGCGGAGCACCCGTCAGTGCCCCGATTGCAGGTATCGACCCCTTCACTGCGACACCGTTAGCAACGGCCAGTTTGACCGCATACGCCCGGACACCGACCCGGGCCTGACTTGGCTTGGAGGATTCTCCTTATATGGCAATGAACAGTGCGCTCGTGCGCGTGCCTGGCACCGGTGAGGTGTCGCTAGCTCCGCCGGATACTCCGGAACCTGCCGACGCAACCAGCCCACTGGCGGCACCCTGGACCGGCTTGGGCCTGTCCACACCGGACGGCACCACGCTGGCGCGCAAGGTGGAGAAGGAAGGCACTGAGCACTGGCAGCAGCTCACCCCAGCCCGCTACATCTACAAATCCCAGGAACTGACGGTCGCTTCGGTGTTCCAGGAGACCAAGGGCGAGGTGCTTTCCGCCTATTTCGGCGGGATGAAGTTCGCTGCCGTCGGCACCGGCGCACCGAAGAACTACCGGGCCGAGATCAGTTCCATTCCGAAAAGCGATGTCCGCGCGCTCTGCGTCGACTGGACGGACGTGGTTTCTGACGAGGAGATCTACAGTCACCGGCTCTACCTGCCGCGCGCGGAAGTCTCCGAAACCGAGGACGCCCAGTTTTCGCGGACGCAGGAAGCCCGATGGGGCTTGACGTTCTCCGCTCTCGCACCGCCGAAGGGCAAGACCTACATCGCCGTGTGGCTTACCAATGACCCGGCGGTGCTCTTCGGTGCCCCGGCCGTGGCAACCGGTGCGCTCGACGTGATCGCCGAGGACCGGCCGCCCGGGAAGTGAAGTTCAGGCCAGCTCGACCAACGCTGCGCGCAGCTCGGCTAGGGAGCTGTATTCCAGCTCGACCGATGGGTGCAACGCCCACGGCTTGTGAGAACCGAACGCGATCACCGGCCCGTACAAACGAACGAGGCCATCGGCCTGCTCGACACGCCACGTGCCCGCAGGTGCCGGGTTTTCCCGCATGAACTCGACATAGCTGGGGTTCGCGATGACTTGGTCGAGCGCGGCGCGCACCTTGCTCGCGTCTTCGGCCGGAATCGCGAACGCCACGGCCCGCACGATCTCGTCCGGGGCTTCGGCCCGGCCGAACGGTTCCTCTTCGTCCCACAGGACGCGCGGGACGTGATGAGGCTCTGGACCGCCGTCGAAGGCGAGTTCGTTGTAGCCCGAGCCGGTCAGGTAGGCCGACTCCCGCCGGACTTCCACCGACCATTCGCCCATCTCGGGTGTGGCCTCCAGTATCGCGCCCACGTGCGTCTCCCTCGTCCGTCCTCGCTGGCGATCTCAGTATCCATGTCGCACCGACAGTGCCTCGTACAACACACCTCATCCAAAGGAGCACACCTACCTGATGGCAACTCGGCAACGCACAGAAGCAATCGGCAAGCCTGCGGCATCAGGCCGGGACCTGGCCGTGACCTGGCGGGGCAAACGCTTCTCCCTGCCCAGTCCTGAGAAGTTCCCCCTTGAAGCGCTCGAAATGGAGGAAGAGGGCAAGCACCTCACCGCGCTGAAACTCATCCTCGGCGCGGACCAGTACGCGACCTGGCGCGGTTTGGCCGCCACGGCCGCAGACGCCGAGGACTTCTCGGCCGTTGTGATGAAGGAGCTGGGGCGGGGAAACCCGTAACGGTCGCCCTGCTGCTCGCGGACGAGGCGACCGCCGAAGCTTTGGAAACGGACCTGCTCCGGTACGGGGTCGACATGCTCGACCTGTACCGGGGCGGCTTGTCCTACCGGCGCGTGTGCGCGCTGGTGACCTATCTGCCCGACGACGCGGCCGTCTGGCGCGTGCTGAATCCGCGGGGAGCCTGGACCCGCGCCGACCTGCTGGCCTCGGTCACCGAGCGGCGGATCACCGCCCTGTGGGCGACTGTCGCCAGCGCACTGGGCCAGGAGATCACCGACGCTCAGCTTGCCGACCCGATCGAGGCGTTCACCGCCACCGCCACCGCTTCGCCCGCCCGCACGGCTCCGGCCGGCACCGGCGATCCGGAACTGAAGTCTCTGCGCGAGATCGCGGTGTGGATGCGTAACGGGTAGCACCCCCGGAACCGGGCGGGGGTGAGCGCCTGGTGGCAACGGTCGGTCACGCCTATTTCAAGCTCCTGCCCAGCCTGCAAGGGCTCGGCAGGGAGATCCGGGACCAGGTCCGGCAGAACGAGCGTGACGCGCCCGCCATCACCCTGACTGCGCAGGTTCAGACGGCTCTGCTCAAAGAGCAGATCCGTGCGGCGGCCCGCGAGGGCAACGACAGCGCCGTGCGGCTGCTGGCCGAGCTGGACGCGCTCCCGGCCGAAACCCGGTTCCAGCGCCTGGTCCGGGAACTGTCGGGCAAGTCCGTGGTCATCAAGGCCGTTGCGGACAAGTCGATCGGCTCGACCGTGCGCGGCCTCGGTGAGCTGGACGACGGCCTGAGCCGAACGACTGTCCAGTTCACGCGCATGACGCTGAACGTCGGGGCGTCGGTGCTGAAGTACGCGGCGCTGGCCGCCGCAGCGGGCCAGGTTGTAAGCGTGCTCGGCGGGCTCGGCTCCGCCGCAGCCACCGCGTCCGGCTCGCTGCTGCTGGTGCCCGCGGCTGGGCTTGCCGCCGCTGCGGCGGTCAGCACGCTCAAGCTCGGTGTTGCCGGTTTTTCCGACGCGGTCAAGGAGTCCGACCCGGCGAAGTACGCCGAGGCGATCAAAGACTTTGCGCCGTCGATGGGGGCGGCCGCGAACGCCGCGCGCGCACTGCGGCCGGAGCTGACCGGCCTGCGTCAGACCGTGCAGCAACGTCTGTTCGCCGGGCTCGCGGGCGAGATCACCGGCCTGGCCGGAACGTATCTGCCGCTGCTGCGGACCGAGCTGGGCCGGGTTGCCGCAGGGCTGAACGCGGGCGCACTCGGGTTCACGGCATTTGCCCGCGAAGGCCGGACCGTCCGGGACGTCCGCACGATCCTCGACAACACCTCCGAGTCCTTGAGCGCGGCGGCGGCCGGTGTCCGTCCGCTGCTGCAAGCGTTTCGGGACATCGCGACGGTAGGAGCGGACTTCCTGCCAGGGTTCGGCTCCGGCTTGGCCGACGGCGCGGAGAAGTTCGCCGCGTTCATCTCCCAGGCCCGTCAGTCCGGCCAGCTGCGCCAGTGGCTCTCGGCCGGACTGTCAGCGGTGGGCGACCTGGTGACCGTCGTCGGCAACCTGGCCAAGACTGTGGGTGCGGTTTTCTCTGCTGCCAACGCATCCGGCGGCGGACTTCTGTCCACTTTGGTCGAGGTGACCGGTCAGGTTCTCGCGTTCGTCCGGTCTGCCGAAGGCGCGGGCGCGCTGAGGCAGATCTTTGCCGGACTGCACGCGATCATCGTCGGTTTGCTGCCCGTTCTGACGGCGATCGGGCAGGTCGTCGTTTCGTCGGTCGCGCCTGCAATCGGGCAACTCGGGCCGATGATCGGGCAGGCATTCGCCGCTCTGGCTCCAGCGATCGCACCGCTGGGCCAGATGCTCACGGCTCTGGCCCCCGTGCTCGGCGCGGCGGCGCAGGCTCTCGTGTCCGTCCTGGTTCCGGCTATGGCTGCGTTGGCACCGATCGTGTCTGCCCTGGCTCCGGCGATCGGGACGATTGTCGGGCAGCTCGGCGGTGCGCTCGGGGCAGCCATCGCTACGATCACGCCCGCTCTGGTGCAGCTCGCGCAAACCCTCGCGCCGCTGATCGAGCAGTTCGGCGGCCTCCTGGTGCAGGCTCTGCAACTCGCCGCCCCGGCAGTGGCGCAGCTGGTGTCCGCGCTAGCGCCGTTCGTCGCACAGATCGGCGGCGCGCTGCTGCAAGCGCTGACCGCAGTGATGCCGGTGATTTCCGCGCTCTCCGGCGTCTTCACCTCGGTTTTGCTCGCGGCGCTGAATGCGCTCATGCCGGTGCTGCCAGTGGTCGTGTCCGTGATCCAGCAACTGGCCACCATCATCGCCAATGCGCTGGCTGCGGCGGCTCCCGTGCTGACTCAGGTGAGCGGGCTGCTGGGACAGATCGCCGGGCAGGTTCTCTCCGCACTCCTGCCGATCCTGCCGCCACTGGCGGAAGCGTTCCTGTCGATCGTGACCGCGCTGCTGCCGATCATCCCGCCGCTTTTGCAGATTGTGTCCGCGCTGCTGCCGCCGCTGCTGGACCTGGTGACTGCGCTGCTGCCGATCATCACCGAAGGGGCTTCGCTGTTCGCCGAGTTGGTGAGCGCGATCGCGCCAGTCGTGCAGATCATCGCGGATCTGCTCATGCCGATCATTCAGTCGCTGTTCGATCTGGTGCAGCCGATCTTCTCCGCGATCGTGGACGTCATCTCGGGTGCCATGCGCACGGTCAAGGGCGTGATCGAGTTCGTCATGGGCTTGCTCTCGGGCGACTGGGACAAGGCGTGGCAAGGGATCAAGGACATGGCCGGTGGCATCTGGGACGCGATCAAGGGTGTCGTCTCCGACGGAATCGGCGGCATTCTCGACTGGATCAAATCGTTGCCAGGCAAGATCCTTGATCTGCTGGGCGATCTGGGAAGCCTGCTGGTCGACGCGGGAAAGAACATCATCAAGGGACTGATCAAAGGTCTGACCGCCGGATTCACCTGGGTGAAAGACAAGCTGGGCGAACTCACCGACTGGATCACCAGTTGGAAGGGTCCGCCGTCCCGGGACAAAATCCTGCTCACCGCAAACGGCCGCTTGATCATGGGCGGCCTGCTCGCCGGTCTGGAGGACGGCGAACCGCAGATCCGCGACTACCTGACCGGCCTGACCGACGCGTTGCCGCTGGACGTGTCCGGCACGGTCACTGGAGCCGCTGCCACGCAGGCATCCGGCGCGGTCTCCCCGCAGGCTCGCCCAGAGCAAGCCGCGGCCGCGTCCGGCGGCCCCGGCGGCACCCGAGACGACGGGGTGACCGTCGTGATCGACGCGTCCGGTTTGGACAGACACCTGACCGCATGGCTGCGCAGCGCCGTCCACGCCCAAGGCGGCGGGAACGTGCAGCTTGCGTTCGGCTACTGAGCCTGACGAAACCTGGAGGTGAGGCTAAGCGTGGACGACCTGGTGGACGCCCGGGTGGAAATGGCGTTCCGGGCGGATCTCAACGCCAATCCGGCCGAGTGGATCTGGTCCGACGTGACCGACGACCTGATGCCTGAGCCGATCTCGATCACCCGGGGGCGGCAGGACGAGGCTGCGCACGACGCGCCCTCGTCCTGCCGGTTCGCGCTGGACAACCAGAATTCCGACTACACCCCGAACCACCCGGCCTCACGGTGGTACCCGAACCTGACGCTGGGGACCCCGGTCCGGGTGAGCGTCGCGGACGAGCGGACGTTCTTCACTGCCCGGCGAAACGGTGTTGCCTCGACACCTGATCCGGCGGCAGCCGCCGTCACGGGAAGTCTGGACGTCCGGTTCGAGGCGGTCCTCGACGATTGGGCCGGTATCCCGCTGGTGGGGAAGTGGGGCGACGAGGACGGCACGCGTTCGTGGCTGGTGAGCACGACAGCAGACGAGCAGTTGGTGTTCACTTGGAGCCCGGACGGCGTCAACCCGTATCCGTTCGGGTCCGGCGTGCCGATGCCGTCGCGTCGTCACCGGGCCGTGCGCGTCATGTTCGTGGCAGACACCGGCGCGAACGGTTTGTTGATCACCCTGTACACGGCCGACACGTTGGCAGGCCCGTGGACAGTCTTGGGGGATCCGATCGCGGCACCGATCACCACGTCGATTTACGCCAGCGACCAGCCGATCCGCATCGGCCGGATTCTCGACGACCAGGACGCTGCGCTGGACGAAGTGGTCCGGGCGGAGATCCGGCGAACTGCCGCGGGCCCGCTCGTCGCCGCGCCGGATTTCACGCGGCCGGCACCCGGCGCAACCTCGTTCGCCGACGAGACCAACCGGAAGTGGACCGTCTCCGGAGTCGCCACGGGAATCACGAACCGCCGGACCCGGTTCTCCGGGTTCGTGGTCGAGTGGGTCCCTGACTGGCCCTACGGTGATCTGTCCACCCCGGACGGATACCCCGGCGAATCCCGGACAGCGGTCACCGCGGCCGGTGTACTGCGCCGCCTCGACCAGAACCGCGTCACCCCGCCCTCGGCTGCGCGGGCTGAGCTGACGAAGCCGGGCCGCGTCGCTCCGGTGGCGTATTGGCCATGCGAGGAACCCGCCGGGTCAGCGACGTTCGCGCCCGCCGTCGACGGGCCCGCGCTGACCGTGGCGGGCGACGTCGCTGGAGGCGGTGTCAACGATGTTCCGTCCAGTGCGGGGATGCCCGCGTTCAAGTCCGGGCAGGCATCGGGATTCTTCCGCAGCTACACCGACACGGGGGCATTCAGCGCGGTGTTCCTGCTGCGCCTGCCGAACAACGGCGTCAAGGCGGCGGACACGCCGCTGGTCACGCTCTACGGCACCGGCTTGGGCATCGCTGCGTACTACTCGCTGGAAGCCCAACCGGACGGCCGACTGGCCATCAGGACCCGCAGCGCGCTCGGCGGCGGGCTGGAAGTAGCACAGTTCCCGGCGTTGCCGTTTCCGCTCAACGGCACCGTTCAGCTTGCGCGGTTCTCAGTGACCCGCGTCGGCTCGACCACCACGGCAAGCATCGGCTTCGTCAATGACCAATACCCCTACGGCACCGGCGGGTCTGCGGGGTTCAAGTCGTTGTACAACCCGCCGCAGGGAATCGTCATCGGCGGCGGCTGGTGGGTCGGCCAACCGGACGGATTCGCCGACCTGAACGGAACCGGCATCGCTCACGTCTACTGCGACCGCACCACGACCGAACTCGACCCGGCGATGACCAGCGCTGCCCGAGCGTGGACAGGCGAGCAGTCCGGAGACAGGCTGCGCCGCCTCTGCGCCGAGAACCGCATCCCGTTCGTGCTGACCGGGTCGAGCGTGAACACGGAACCGATGGGGCCGCAACGATCCAGCTCGACCCTGCCGGACCTGCTGCGAGAGTGCGCGACCGCAGACGGCGGGATCCTCGCCGAACGCCGGACGCTGCCCGGCCTCGCGTACCGCACCCGCATGTCCCTCTACACCCAACCGCCCGCGCTCGTCCTGGACGGCCGGGCCGGGCCGGGCGACATCAAGCCGGGATTCGCTCCAGCCCTGGACGACCGCAACGCGCACAACGACGTCACTGCGACCCGAACCACCGGCGGCGTCACCCGCGCCACCGACGCCGAGCATGTCCGAAGCCACAACCGCTATGACGCCCAACTGGACGTCAATGTCGCCAGCGAAACGCAACTGCCCGACATCGCTTGGTGGCAAGTACACCTCGGCACCTCACCGGACATGCGCTACCCGCAGGTGTCACCCAACATCATGGCCAATCCCGCCCTCCTGAGCCCGTGGCTGAGCGCAGAAGTCGGCGACCGGGTAGAAGTCACCGGTCTGCCTCCGCAACACCCGCCGGGCACGGTCGGACTGCTGATGCAGGGCTACACCGAAACCCTGCGCCCGTACCGAATCGACACTGATGTGAACGCGTCGCCCGGACGACCATGGCAGGTCGCCGTCACCGGCCCTACCGCGCCGGACGGCGGGCCGTGGCGGGCCGACACCGACGGCTCGGACACGACCGCGCGACTCGGAACCGCTGAGACAAGCTTCGGAGTCCGCACTATTCAAGGTCCCTTATGGATCACCACCGCGACCCATCCCGACCAATTCCCGTTCCTCGTCAAGGTCAACGGCGAAACGATGCGGGTCAGAGCAGTCACCGGCACCAGCTCGCCGCAGACATTCACGGTCGTGCGCGGCGTCGAGGGATTGACACGCAGCCACGAACGAGGCAGCCGGGTCAACCTCGCATTCCCCGCCGCCGTCGCGCGCTGACCGGCTTCACGCAACGGAGGCCAACCGATACCCCTCACGCCATGGCGGGCGGGTGAAGCGATCACCGCGGCTCGCCTCAACCAGATGAACGTCAAGATGTACAGCACGGGAACCATCGCCGGTGCCGACGTGGCCCAGTACTCAGCAGGCATGATCCTGTCCACAATAGAGTTTCCCGACCCGGGATACGCCTACCAGCTGAGTTTCTTCGGTCAGGTTTGGGTTGCTCCCGGCAGTTCGACGGGGGTGGACGTCACGATCAAGGACGGCACGAGCCTCGCCGGAAAGATCCTTTCCGGGATCACCTCCATTGACGGCGGGATGGTCGGCAACCAAGGCGGCCGAATCCCTCGCCCTGTCAGCGGAACCAGTCCGACGCTCACCGGTGGCCGTTCCGTGTCCCTCGCGATCGCCAAGTGGAAGGGCGGCAACCTCGACGGCTGGCAGCACGGGAACGAGCAGTTCACCCGTGTGACAGCGTTCCTGACCGCCGCGTAGAGGCTGGATCTCATGACGCCCGAATGGCTCGCCGCGCTGGCCGCGTTCCTCGGCCCCGCCACCGGTGCACTGACCGGGCTGCTGACCGCACGGCGAGCCGTTCGGACCTCGCGGGCCAGCGCCGACCAGCAAGCTCTGACAGCCCTGCACGCCGGTTACCAAGCCCTGCTCAACGACCGGGCCGACCACACCCGCGACGTTCTCACGGAGCTGAACGCGGTGAAAGCGGAACTGATCGCCGTGCGCCAGGAGAACGCACGGCTCCTCATCGAAGTTGGCGCGCTGCGCGCCCAGATCGGCCAATCGCAACGGCCGGAAACCTCTGTCTAGCAAGGATATTTCTCTGACTCAGTACGGTATCGACGTCTCGCATTGGAACCCGGTCAACGACTGGAACGCGGTGCGCGGCAACGGGATCGAGTTCGCCTCGTTCAAGCTCACCGAGGACACCACCTATACCGACACCACCAGTGCGAGCCGCGTGCCCGCCGCCCGCAAAGCCGGGGTCGTCCCGGGCGGCTACCACTTCGCGCACCCCGGCAACGTCGGCGGCCAGGCCGAGCACTTCGCCGCGAACCTCCGTGCGGCGGGCCTTCTCGACGGCGGCGCACTCGCCCCGATGCTGGACATGGAAGCCGCGGCTCTGCGGTCCGGCGCGAACGGGTTCGTTGGCGAGTTCATCCGGCGTCTGCGGGAAACAACCGGAATCCGCCGCGTGCTCGTGTACGCCAACCTCGATTGGTACCGCAACGTCTTGAGCCCGGACGAGTGGGCCGACGCCGACGTGTTGCTCTGGATCGCCCGCTACAACGGGGATCCGGGACAGCCCGGATGGGAACACCCTCAGCTGGCGTTGCACCAGCACACTCAGAAGGGCACAGTCCCGGGGATTTCCGGCAACGTCGATCGCGACGCAACCGTAGGAAGCTACACCCTGGCGCAGCTCACACTCAGCGGCTCCGCGCCGACACTGCCACCCACTCCGACTCCTCCGCCCGCCGCCGGAGGCACATACACCGTGCGGCCTGGTGACACGCTTTCCGGGATCGCCGTTCGGTTCGGCACGACCGTGTCCGCGCTGGCCGCGCTCAACGCGATCAGCAATCCGAACCTGATCCGTGTCGGGCAAGTGCTCCGGCTGACCGGCTCGCCCGCGAGCGGAGACCGCCGGTACCAGGTCCGTTACGGCGACACCCTTTCCGCTATCGCGCTCCGCTTCGGCACCACCGTGGCCGCGTTGAGCGCCCGCAACGGAATCGCCAACCCGAACAAGATCCAAGCGGGCCAGTGGCTCTCGCTGCCCTAGCCGCCGCGCCCGAGAACGCCGGCACTGGCGGGCAGCTTGTGCTGCTGGTCCTCGTGGGCTACGCCGCGTGGAAGATCGCCCGCTTGTTCGCGCGCGTGTACGACACGCTCGACCGCCTTCCGCCCAAACCCGTTAGAGAAGAAGGAGAACAACGCATGTCCCGTTACCCGCTCCGCATCGCCGGATCGGTCCTCGGTGCCCTCACCGCGGCCGTGTCCGGGCTCGTCGGCTCCGGCCTGTTCACCGCAGACCAGGGCAACGCCGTGACCGGAGTCATCACCGGAGTCCTCACCCTGCTGGCGACCTTCGGCGTGGTCGTCTCCGCAGAGAAGCGGGTCACTCCGCTGATCGACCCGCGAAACCAGGCCGGTGAGCCGCTGGCCCCCGTCTCGGTCCCCGAGCAGCGCAAGCCGCTGGACGCGGAGCAGCGCTCTGCCTGACGCAACAACCAGCCCGGTTGCGCTGGAAGTGGGCTCCGCGCTGACCCCGGCTGAACTCGCCGCCGTCCACGCTGCGGCCGACGCCGAAGACAATCTCCCGCTCACCGACTCCCAGCGGGACCGGCTCCGCCAGATCTTCAGACCGGCCGTGCGCCGGATGCAAACCCAGACCTAAGACAGACGACAAGCGGCCCCCGGCACTCGCTCCGAGTGCCGGGGGCCGCATTCTGTCGTTACGGGAGTCACGCCGCAGCGTCGTCCTCCACCTCGTAATCCACACCAGGTATCTGCGCAGGCTGTCCAAGCCACGACATGCGGACGTGGTCGGGGTTGAACGGGGCCGCGCCTCCCGTCGTGGGCAGCAGCCGGGGCCGGACCAGCGCCCGGATTACCTCGCGCTTCTGCCGGACAGACAGCGTCTCCCACACTGCGGCGGCATCCGGCCCGACCAGCTTCGCCACCGCAGGAGCCACGCCGATCTGGCGGGCGCGCGCCTCGGCCTCCTTGATCCTCGGCACAAGCTTCTGCTCGATCCGTGCAAGCCGCTCCGGCGAGAGTTCGCCCTCTGCTGCCTTGTCGGTAAACCCATCCAGCCGGGCCCGGAGATCTTGAGCAAGCTGAATTGCTGCGGTCAGTTCCTTGGCCTGCCCCTCGTACTGGAACAGCTCCTGGTCCGCCTCCGAGGACAACCGCCGCAACACCCGCTCGACCACGACCGAGTCCGTCTTCGCCATGTTCCGCACCACATGCCCCGTATTGCAGCGGTACGTCATCTTGCCTTTACGCAGGGAAGTGGAAACCCCGGTGTCGCACTTGCCGCACAGCAGGATCCCCGTCAGCAGATACTTGACCCGGTCGCCGTCCTTGACGTTTTCCCGGTTGGGATTGCCCAGCGCCGCGACCACGTTGTCATGCTCTTCCTCGGTGATGATCGCGTCCCACGTGCCCTTCCCGATCACCTTGCCCCGGAAGACCCGCAGACCGGCCAATGCAGGGTTCAGGCCGATATTTCGCACCTTCCCCGCGCTCCATCTGCCCGGCAACGGGTGGGCCCAGTGGCCCTTGTTCATGTCCTTGGCGACCTGGGACGCCGACTCGGTGCGCAGCCGCACCAGCGCCTCATAGGCTGAGTCGACCTGTTCCGGTTCCAAGCTCGCGATGAACTTGGCCCAGCCTTCCGCGTCCTGGGACAACGCATAGAGCTTTTTCACATGGTCAGCGCGCCACTGCGTTGCCCTTGCGCAGGGGATGCCCCGCCGCTCCAGGTCTTTCGCCAGCGCTGATTCGTTGCGCGTTTCGGTCAGCGTGAGAACGATCTCCCTGGCGTGCAGATACGTGCTCTCATCAATCTCCCGCTGAGCGTCGCCAGTGTCCTGGTCGTAAACGACCCGGTATCCGTAGGACAGCGGCCCTGCCCAGAGCCCCGACATAGCGCGAGCTTCGACACCGCGAAGGACCCGTTTGCGCAGCTTTTCGGACTCGCGTTCCGCGTCAACCGCGTCCTCGGTGACGGCTATCCGGTCGTCCGCGTCGGTTAAGTCGTAAACCCGCTCGTCGTAAGCCCAGTAGCCCCCCAACTCCTCCAAGAGCCCGCGCAACCGCATGAACACTTTCATGTCACGCTGAGCCCGACTGTTCTCCCAGGTCCACAGACAGTTCGCCTGACCGGTGGCAAGCAGCCTCAGCGCCTCTTCATAGTCGCCGCGCGTCTCGGTCGCATACCGCGACGCGGACAGGTCGTTGTCCACCAAAACCGCCACGACCGTGGCCCCGACCTGCTCACACCACTTGCGCCCGATCTCGATCTGCGATGCTACCGAGATCTTGCGGCCCTTGCTGTCGCTCGACGCACGCGCATAGATCACCACTTGCAA